TGAAGTCAAGCAAACGCTTAATGAAACAAAATCAAAAATAGAAAACACAAAATATACAAAAAAAGAATATTTAAAACTTTACGAACTAAATAAAAATTTAGTTATCTGAATTTCTTTTTTGTTCTTTGTAAATTGCGTTTTTTAATTCTTCCCTTTTTTCTTCAGATTTTTTTTGGTAGGTTTTTCTATCTTGAAGCTCACTTATCATTCTTGTTTTAATCACCTTTGATTTGAACTGTTTTAGAGCGGATTCAATATTACCCTTTTTTACTTCAATAATTAACATTTTGACTATTTGATATTTTTTATTAGATTTAATATATAAATAAACGGAAACTATGCAAAATTAATGAAAAAAGGAAAATCATGTGAAATTAAAGGTTACAAAAATATAAAATGTGTTTATGGAACTGTGGACTCAAAAAATTTTAAGTCATTATATATAAACATCCAATCTTGGGTCCAACCAAAAGAATACTATGAAGATTGGAAACGACATGTATCTTTTTTCAATAAAACAATTAGACAAGTATTAGGTGATATTCTTGATTTATTTATGTTTGATTCAAAATTTATTGTTGATGTGGATTTGAGAACAAGTGGAATTGCTTTAAATAAAAGGTCATTCATGAATCTTGAAATTACTCTTTTTGTAAAAAACAAAATTGAATTCAAATCAATCAAAATTAAAAATATTGTAAAAGATTTAATATCAGGTGTAAAAAAAGAAGTTTTTGAAAAATCAAAAATATTTGATTTTTATTTAAGAAAAACAGACAAAGTTTCAAATTTGGAAGCAGTTTAATATTTATAAAGAAAAATATTAAATGCAAAACTTGAAAATACTTGGACCTACTGAAATAGGCAAAGGGATTCTTATTGAGTATGATGCTGGTTATGTATCACCAAATGAATTCGCAAATGATAGAGTAATTAAGGAAAACCTGAACGCTTCGGACCATTCCAAACCATTTGAATTTTATGCTGTTCTTCAGAAGTATGACACGCCGAATAGAAATGGTAGAATTTATCCTGAAAAAATTTTAAAAAGAGAAGCTGACAATTATATAAAAAATTATATAAAAAAAGGAACTTCCCTTTCTGAATTAAATCACCCCGAATCATCTTTAATTGACCTTGATAGAGTATCACACATCATCACAGAAATGTGGTGGGATAAAAATGTATTACTTGGAAAATTAAAACTATTAACTTCACCAGGATTTCACGAAAGAGGAATTGTATCAACAAAGGGAGACCAAGCGGCAAATCTTTTAAGACAAGGAGTTACACTTGGAATATCATCAAGAGGAGTTGGTTCATTAAAGAAAAGAGGAGAACAAAATGAAGTTCAGGAAGATTTTGAATTAATTTGTTTTGACCTTGTGTCATCACCCTCAACACCGGGAGCATAACTATTCAAAGATGAAAATGATAGGTATAAGTATGAAGAAAATATTAAAGAAGAAGAAAGACCAAAAACAGTAGAAAATAACAAATCACTTGATTTAATGAAAAAACTCACCGATTATTTATCAAAATAAAAATTATGGACGAAAAGTATTTTGTAGCAAAAATCACAATTGATGATGTTGATTCTGAATCAGGAAAAATTAAAAAACAAAAACAAGAAAAACTTGTTAGGGGGTACAATCCAACAGATGTTGAGGCAAAAGTAACTAAAATTTTTGAATCATATTCACAAGATTGGCGTATCACCGCTATTGTTGAAAGTAAAATTGATGAGGTAATTAACTAATTTACTGAAAAACTAAAAATTGAAAAAGGGACTTTTTGTCCCTTTTTTTATTGCTCTGCCTAAAAAATATAATTTTTTTAACAATTATATATATTTATTTATAAAAATAACAAATGGCAGAAAAAAATTTAGTTGAAGAAACATTGCTACAAATTCAAAATTTGGAAGATGTTATCAATGAAAACGCAAAAGAAATACTTGCTTCTACTATGAAGGAAGAAATTAGCGAACTAGTAAAAGAGTCTATGAAACAAGAGACTGACGAAGAGGTTGAAATGAAAGAACAACCTGAAGAGGAGGAAGAAGAAGAATCTGAAGAGGAAGAAGAAATGGAAATGGGAGCTGAAGACGAAGAGTCTGATGAAGAAATTGAAATGGATATGGATGACATGGAAGATTCAGAAGAAATGGATATGGACGATATGGATATGTCTATGGATGATGAAATCACTGACCTTACAGATTTAGAAGACACTCCTGAAAATGCTGAAATGATTGCTCAAATCTTTAAAAACATGAAAGATTCTGACGAGGTTACTGTTGTTCAAGATGGTGACTACACTAAACTTACTGACAACGAAGCCGACACCGAGTACTTGATTCAAACAGAAGGTACTGAAGACGAACTTGAAGAAGGTGAGGAAGAGGAAGATGAGTACGAGTATGAATTAGAAGAAGGTATGGACGAATTTGATGAGTCTATGCAAGAACCTGATACAGACCTTGAAGAATCAGAAGAAGTTGTGTATGAAATTGAACTTGATGAACCAACTGAAGAGCTTGATGAAGAAGAATATGAATTTGAGCTTGAGGAAGGTGACGAAGAAGACAATGAGTCATACCACCCAATGATGGAGGCAAAAAAAACAAAGAAGATGGAAACCAAAGAGGGTATGAAACCAAAAGTTGGTAAAGGCGCTAAACTTGGTTCAGCGAAGAAATTTTCCTATAAAAAATCTGCTGGTGGATTTAAAGAAAATATGAAAAAAGCAAATCCAACAAAAGGAACAGGAAAACCAAAGTTTGAATTTAAGGAAGGTGCTAAAATGGAAAAAATGCCAAAAATAGAAACAAAAGAAGCGGCTCGTACTTATGGTATGGGTTGGAGAAAAGAGGCATTACCAAAAGGTGCAAGAACAGGTTCATCAAAAGCTAGACAAGATGAATCAGTTGACACTGAATTACAACTTTTAAGAGCAAAGAACGAAGAATACAGAAAAGCTCTTAACATGTTTAGAGAGAAATTAAACGAGGTTGCGGTATTTAATTCAAATTTAGCTTACGCTACAAGATTATTTACTGAACACTCAACTTCTAAACAAGAGAAAATTAACATTCTGAGAAGATTTGACTCGGCCGAAACCCTTAAGGAATCAAAAGCACTTTATAAGTCAATAAAAGATGAGCTTACAACAACTAACGTAAAATCTACTCCGATTACAGAGTCAATTGAGCGTATGATTGACCGTGAGCCACAACAATCAGGTTCCGCAATTAATTTGATTGAATCAAAAACTTACGAAAATCCACAGTTTTTGAGAATGAAAGACATTATGTCAAAAATTGCAAAATAAATAAACAATAAAATAAAAAAAATAAAAAATGGGAGCATTATTAGAATCAGGTCTTGTTGGTAACATAGGTCTTAAGCACCTTAAAGTTATCAAAGAAGATACTATTAACAAATGGGACAAATTAGGGTTCCTTGAAGGCCTTCGTGGTCACCTAAAAGAGAATGTAGCACAGTTGTATGAAAACCAAGCTTCATTCTTAATCAACGAAGCGGCATCTACTTCAGATTCAGGTTCATTTGAAACTGTTGTATTCCCAATCATTCGTCGTGTATTCTCTAAACTTTTAGCTAACGAAATCGTATCAGTACAAGCTATGAACCTTCCTATCGGTAAATTGTTCTACTTTGTACCACAAATTCAGGGTTACACTGCAACAACTACCCCTTGGATTCAAGGTAACGGTCAGAAGCACAGAAGCCCTGTTGGTTCACCTGGTAACTACCCTGGTGACCCTAATGCAGGTTACAATGACTCTTCAGCTTATGCTAAGAACACTTATGACCTTTTCTATGAAGGTACTGAACCAGGTCTAAATCCTGGTGGTCTTTTTGATTACTCAAAAGGTCAATATGCTTGGGTATCTGCAATTACTAATACCGTAGTTTGGTCTTCAGGTAATTTAGTGGTACAAGGTCTTGGCGCTGGTGAATATCGTAAGATTTTGTTAGTACTTTCAGGTTTCTCACCAACTGGCGCAGGTAAATTGATTGGTCCTGATGGACAAGAAATGGATAATGAAACTTTCTTGTCTGACCTTACAATTCTTCCACAAGCTAGTTCAATCGGTGGTGTTACTTTCTCAACAACTACTCCACTTTTATTCCGTGTTGTAACACAGAAATATGGTAAGGGTATTGTTGAATACGGTTCAAACACAACAACAAGTTTTTATAGCACAGGTAACGGAGGTTCTTTCCAAGATATTTGTACACCTGATGGTAAAATTTATTTGGAGATTGACCTTCAAGTTCCTGCATGTATTAACTGTGGAGCGTCAACTCCTGATGGGTATTCAGGTGTGACTTTTGAATCTGCAGTTTCAGGTTCTTCTTTAACTAATCCATTTACGGCTTGGTTCAAAAGATACGCAGAACTCGAATTCGAAGACAAGATTGGTGAGGTTTCATTTGACCTTCAGTCAGTAACAGTTTCTGTAACTGAAAGAAAGTTAAGAGCTCAGTGGTCTCCAGAACTTGCTCAAGACGTTGCAGCGTTCCATAACATTGATGCAGAAGCCGAATTGACAGCGTTGTTGTCTGAACAGGTTGCTGCTGAAATTGACCGTGAAATCCTTCGTGACCTTCGTAAAGGCGCGGCTTGGACACTTCGTTGGGATTACAACGGTAGATCGGAAGAGCG